CTTTTCGGTGGTCGTGCTACTCGTAACGCTCAGATGCCAAATATATCTCGTGCGCCTGAGGATATGGTGGCGAGGTATGCGAAACAGGATGCGCTCGCGACGATGAAGCTGTACCGGTGGCAGGAAGGCGAAATCGGCAAGCTGTCTAAGGTCCATCAGCTAGAGCGTCGGCTGTTGCCGGTCATCATCCGGATGGAAGAGGGCGGTGTGCGGGTGGACATCGATCGGGCAGAGGAGGCCGTTCGTGGCCTCACGAAGCGCATCGAGACCGCCCAGCGGGATCTGAATACCATGGCCGGATTCGAGGTCAACCCGAACCCTTCCGGATCGATCGCGAAGCTATTCGAGCCGAAGCTGGAGATAGACGGTGAGTGGTACCTGAATGACGGAACCCGCGCCGATAAGACCGAGGGCGGCAAGGCGTCGATCAATGCGGAGTGCTTGCGGCGCATGAAGCATCCGGCGGCGAAGATGATCCTTGACCTGCGCAAAATGCTTAAAACCCGCGACACATTCCTGTCTGGTCACATATTGGGGCATCACAATGACGGTGTTATTCACTGTAACTATAACCAGACTAAAAACGACGCTGAAGCTGGCACCGGAACCGGTCGGCTATCAGTTACTAATCCTGCATTGCAGCAGATACCGTCTCGGGATAAAGAAATCAAGTCGCTGGTACGCCCCATTTTTCTCCCGGACGAAGGAGCAGCATGGCTTGGTATGGATTGGTCGCAGTTCGAGTTTCGAGTCGCCAATCACTACGGGCAAGTCCCTGCCATTCTCAAGGCATACAAGGACAACCCGAACTTGGATTTCCACCAGCTAGTATCCGACATGACCGGCATTCCTCGAAATGCGGAATACGCAGGTGGCCCATCGTCCAAAGCGATTAATCTCGGGCTGGCATTCAACATGGGCGCTGGTCGATTGGCGCAGGAAATCGGGCTACCGTGCACCGAAGAGACGATGCCGGATGGTCGGCCATTCGTGAAGCCCGGACCGGAAGCTCTGGCTATCTTCGAGAAATACCATACTGCGAATCCGGGAATGCGCAACATGCAGCAGAAGGCATCCGCGATCGCTAAACAGCGGGGGTACGTGCAGACCATGATGGGTCGTCACATCCGGTTTCCGGGTGGGCAGTTCACACACAAAGCATCCGGGCTGATCTACCAAGGAACCAGCGCCGATGCGATGAAGGTCAAGCTCATCGAAATCGACCAATATCTGACCGAGCAGGACGCGGGGCGGCTGCTGCTGACCGTGCATGATGAGGTCGGGGTATCGCTCGAAAAGGATGCGAATCCGGAGGCGATAGCGAAGATATACACGACATTCGACGGAGAGTCGTGCGAAATGCGGTTCCGGGTGCCGATCACCTGCGATTGGGGTGTGGGTGATAACTGGTACACGGCGAAAGGCTGATACTACGTCACCCGTACGATTATGTTATAATGTACGTTCTAACCTATAGAGGGCATTCATGAAGATCGATTTAACGATGGACGGCATGTGGGGTTCGTGTGGCAAGGGCGGCGTGTCCGGCTGGCTCGCCAAGCGCGTACCGTATGACACGGTGGTATGTTCGTATGGCACTCAGGCAGGTCATACCTACAATGACCGCGCACGAGGCCTGAAGATGATGGTGCAGCAGCTGCCGGTCGGCGTATCGGGTCCGACGGTGAAGACCGTCATGCTTGGACCGGGATCGCTGATCCACGCGGGTATCCTGCAGCGAGAAATACAACAATACATGACCGGCGGTCAGCGGTTGGTGATCCATGAACACGCGGCGGTAGTGCGTGATGACCACGCGGAGCGCGAGAAATCGCTCGGCATGACCAAAATCGGATCCACCACCAAAGGCGTGGGTGCGGCGATGGTCGATCGGATCATGCGCGACCCGGATTCGAAAGCGGTGGCGAGACTCGGATTCGCTAATCACCCGCTCGGGCAGTTCGTGGTCGATAAATTCGAATATGACCGCATCTTGAACGAGTCGAGGACGCTGCTGGTCGAAGGCGCACAGGGATTCGGGCTGTCGCTATATCATGGTGATTGGCCATACTGCACATCACGTGATGTGACGCCGTGGCAGATCGCGGCAGATTGTGGATTACCGTTCGTGTGGGCACCAGCGATTACCATCTGGATGGTGGCCCGTACGTTCCCGATCCGTGTGAACAATCGTGACGGCACATCGGGTCCGGCATATCCCGGCCAGAAAGAGATATCGTGGGGTGATTTGGGCCGCGAGCCTGAACTCACCACGGTGACCAAGCTGCCGCGTCGCATCTTCGAATTCTCGGATGTTCAATACCAACATGCGATGCTGCACTGCGCGGGTCTATCGACCAAGACGGTGTTGACATTCGCGGATTATTGTAATGAGGATACACTGACCGACATCATTCGTCGGATGCACAAGACTGGATGGGGACCGGATTATCTTTGCTTCGGTCCGGATGACGCAGATATTAGGGAGATTGATTATGCCGATTTTTGAGGCGATCGGGTATACCGATGAGATGAATCCGCTACCATGGCGCAAGCATGAAGGAAATCCCGCATTGTTGGTCGATGCTAATGGCTTACCAGTCGCGGATTTCGAGACACGCGACATATACAAGGGTGTAACTGGTTCGTGCGACATTAATGCTGATTTCGCATTGCGAGCAGTATCCGCTTATCACAAGCGCACTGGTGCAGACATCAAGCAGTTGCAGGATCGTATCGTCGAATGGGCAGATTCTAACTTCCCGAATCGCACGACCGCAGATGTTCTGCTCAAGTTGTATGAGGAACTCGGCGAATATGCGCGTGACCCGAAATCACCACTCGAATTCGGCGATATCATGATATTGTTGCTCGATGTCGCACACATGAACAGCATTGATATACAAAAGGCCATCATGGACAAGATGGATATTAATGAACAACGGTCTTGGAGAGTAGACCAAAACACGAGGATTATGCGCCATGTCTGATGAAAAAGAAGTATTCTTAGCATTCCCGCTCACGTTCGATGATCCTACTAATGCTCAGCGTTATGTGCACACTGGCATGACATTGCGTGATTACTTCGCAGCGTCAGCATTAACCGGATACCTTGCGGCGTTCGCAGGTCCGGAAGTGACAATACCGTCATCTAGAGATGCAGCTGAAAAAGCATATCGATTCGCGGATGCGATGATGAAAGTGCGTGATGAAAGCGAATGAGTGGTTACGTGCGTCGTACACCAAACGGTGGACGATAGTAAACACGGTAAAATCGCAGTCGGTAGCCGAGCATTCATTCAACGTGATCGGCATCGCGATGCGAATCGCTACCGCGATCGAGTGGAATGGCCGGTTTCATTACGCACAGCAGCTGGATTTGATATCTTGGGCGATGTCGCACGATATCGTAGAAATTTACACTGGTGACATGCCGACGCCATTCAAACGCGCATTGGAATTACGTGGTGCAAATATGCTAGATGCCGAGCAGGAATTCATGCCCGAATACGGCGGCATGTATCGTCAAGCCGAAGGTACTGTGCATGGTATTATAGTGAAGCTTGCAGACATACTCGAAGCGATTTGGTTCTTAAAGGATAACGGCATCGGCGATCACGCTAAAAATGTTCTATCTGGCCTGTATGACACCATGTACGATATGATCGATCGATATGAGAAGGATTATCCGGATTTAAAAATTCGATCGGGATTGTTCGAGGTCCGAAAGGAAATGGGCTTATGAAATGTGTGAAGTGTGATTCGGCGACGCACGTGATATTGACATATAAGAATGTCGATAACTCGATCAAACGTCGTCGTGAGTGCAAGAATGTGAAATGTAAACACCGTATGACCACTAGGGAGAAAATCGATGAGTCAAGAGTCAATACACAAGATCATAAATGAGCGAGCCGAGAAGTACGGTGACTTTCGCGATCAGGCAAGACTGGCGGTCGATCTGAAAGAGATAATTCGGCATGGCCGATCGTACGAATTCATGCCGTCGTACATGAAAGAATCGCTCGATATGATCTGCCACAAGATGGCGCGGATCGTGAATGGCGATCCCAAATACCTCGATTCGTGGGTCGATTTGGTGGGCTACGCGCAGCTGGCGCGGGATCGGCTGACCGACGATCTGGAAGCCGAGAAATTGCTGGGTCCACACGACGAGCCGCTGGTCCGGACTTATCAGTCTGATAATGGCCACACCGTTTCGACCACCATCACGTGGTAGATACTTGACAAGGTATAGTACCCGTGGTATAATTCATATTACGGGGACTTCCCGAACATAGCGAATAGAGGGTAAAATGGCAAAGTCTAAAGTAGTGATCACCGAAGATATGGTCGATGAATTGGTCACAGTGCGCGAGAAGCTACGCGCCCTGACCGCTCGCGAGAAGGAGCTGAAGGAGATGTTCCGCGAGGGTGGCGCTGCCACCTACTCATCGAAGAACTGCGCGGTGGAGATTACCTTCACCAGCAAGATGATACTGGATTCCGAAAAGGTCCGTGCATTCATCGGACCGAAGAAGCTACCGGAATTCATGAAGTCATCCGAGCAGATGAATATCAAGACGATGGAGCTTGTATGACGAACGACGAACACTTCACCACCAACACGCCGAAATTGGTGCCGTACGACACCGGCAAGATCAAGATCGGCATCCGATATGAGCAGCCCCGATTCGTGCCGTCCGATGACGAGCGAATGATCCAAGGGGTGCTGCTGCCGAAGGACCAGCCACTGCGACACAACATCTGGATCGAAGTCCTCGAATGGGGCATCATCCTGTCTGTGATCACGGCTTGTGTCCTCTATTTCGTGAAGGACTGACATGAAGACATCTATCACCAGTCGGGTACGAACGTACCTCGAAGCGAATCCCAAAGCGCCGTCGAAAGCAGTCGCCGAGGCGTTGGGCTTGTCCCGCCAGCAGGTGTATACCGCCCGGTGGGTCGTGAGCAAGAAAAAGCGCAAAGCGGCGTCGAAGAAGCGTAAAGAGACTATCGCGGCCAAGACCACCGCATTCGTGCCGCAGATCAAGTACGGCGAAATCGTCGGGGTGCGGTCACCCGATCCGGAGCCGATACAGAAGGTGGAGCCGGTCGGATGGGCCGGAGTGTGGGAAGCCATCAAAAAAGCGTGGCAGAATCGCAAATGATTAACGTATTAGACGATAGAGGTGATGAAATGGGAATGTCCAGAAAAATGCGTCGCGTGTGGATGGAAAAGCGGATCATGGAGATGGAAATCGAAGATACGTCTCCCGATGTCGAATTTCCGGATTTCAGTCGTATGTCGCTCGCGATGGTCGAGCGGTACTACGATGAGTGGTTCGGCGAAGGATCGGCGGCGAGACTCGGCAAAATGTGCGAATTTCAATTCGACCCGCTTGTAGCACCTAAACAACAGTCTCACGCAAATACTTGACAAAGTATCGTACCCGTGGTATAATATAGTTACTGGGGATTTTCCCAGCATAGATGATAGAGGAGAAACAAAATGCAAATCGCTACCTACACCAAGACCGGCAAAGCAGTTGAAATCCTGACAGTATCGCGTGGCTGGGTCCGCATTCGCCAGCACGACAAAAAGGAGGTATCTGTGCGAAGCACCGAAGTGACCGACGTTCATGAGGCAGCAGCGCTGCCGGTTAAGAAGGCCGAGCCGAAAGCTCGCAAGGTGATCGACATCAATGAGCGCAAGAATGGCGTGGTCGATTCCCTCTACCTGCCGCAATATGTGGCGAACCGCGTGACCCGCGCCGATGGATCGCTCAAGCGAGCACTGGACTGCGGCGATGAAGTCGCAGCCAAGCTCCGCGCCATGACGATCGACGAGGTATACGCATTCGCGGCCAAGCTGGTGGACGTCAAGCCGACCGCGCTGAAGGCGAAATACGAGGGTCTGAATGTCGGCATGCAGCGCATGAATCTCGGCAACATGATCCGCAAGGCTCTCCGTGGCGCTTGACAAAATACTACACCCGTGCTATAATAGGGGTGCTGGCGATCCGGCACCCCATAGATGATAGAGGAGATTTTCCATGACATATTCCGTAATCACCACCCCTGAAGGTCGATTCCAGATCACCCATACCACCATTCACATGAATGGCGACTGGACATTCGACTCTGAAGCTGATGCGCGTCGGGTCCTGCGCGAGATGGCGCTGGATACCGCATGGGCGAGGCATGAAGCGGCTGCAGCTGATCTTGCATGGGACCAATATGAGCGGGAGTATGGCGATGACTAAAATCCGAATCTTCGATGGTGAATTCAGCGGCGAGATGCTGTTCAATGGCCGATTCATCGTGAAATTCTGGGCGCTGCGAACTGAGCGGGGCCTACAGGCGTCATTCGAGCAGCCTGAGGATCAACCGCCCATCCCGGACATGGAACTATTTAAGGCATTGGAGGCAATCGTCAATGGCGACTGATCAGGAAATCGTCGAGCAGGTGTTGCTGGAGCACCAGCCCCGGTCATTCAATGACCCGAATTACGTGCCGTGGTGGGCCAAGCCTCCGCACGGCGAGAAGATGAACACGTCGTATACCACTCGGAGCGGCGTGACGGTATCTGGAGGACGCGTGACGGGTCGGGTGAAGACGTCAGTACCCGCTGCTGCACCGAAGGCCACGAAGGTACCTTCCGGTCCGTCCGAGCCATTACCTGAACTCTGCGACCGGCACGGATTACCTCATTCCTTGTACCTCGATGCGCCGAATAAG